AGTCTGATCTGATTGATTACTTCCTCCTTGTGTTTCACTTCACCTGGACTGTAGTTTGCGAGAAGTGCATCAATGTCCTTCATAAAAAACTGGTAAGCAGATTTACTCTTCACGAAATCTTCCACCTTGACATTCATATCGGGCTTGCATGTGGGATTAGGAGCAGTCGCAATAAGATCACGCTTATCAATCGTGTTATGGTCGTGGGAAAATACCAATATTGTCTTTAATGGGTCCATCTGTACGAATGGGATAGTGTATCCTTTCAAGAAATCCTTCTCTTCTGCGAGCGCCTTGAAATCATCATACTTCGTCTGCTTCAATAGCTCACGACGAAATGCAAACGTTCCAGCAGTCGCATGGTTTGGACCATAGGGACCGAAGCGGTACATTTGCTGAATGTGCTTGAAATACACAAAAACGACACTGGCGCCCGCACACAACGCCTTCGGGTTATCAGTCAATGTTTGGACGGCATGCGAAACACGGTCAGTGGGGTAATAATCGTCGTCGTCCTGGTAGATGATGATATCACCCTTCGTCTTCTCATGCATGAGATTTCGCTTCTTGCCCAGAATCATCTGCTTGTCGTACTTGAAGTACTTGACTTGTGGGATGTGACTGACCAGATCCTCAATCTTGTCGCTTCCATCATCAAGAATGATCCACTCCATGCGATCCTTGGGATAGTCGTACTCCTCAAAACACTTGATCGCCATAGGCCAAAATGGGCGACGATTGAAAGTAGGCGTACAAATACTCACAAACGGCATATGATCGTTTGGACCGCATTGGACAGGAGCAGTATGAATCTGTTTGTTATTCTTATCTACCTTTGTCTTTCCTTTACCCTTTTTATTTGGCGCCATTATATGTGAGTACAACAAGATATTTCTATATATTAAACTCATCTACATACATGATTTGTAGTTGAGTTTGTGTTTCCATGTGCTTATTTATTGCGTCCTAGTAAACTCTTCAAGTAATGAGCCACGCGGTCTTTTCTCTCTGTCTTCTTCTTCATCCTCCTCTTAGTGTGGGTCCTTAATACTTTGGTCTTCTTGTTCTTTCGTGTATGTTTCTTATTCGCAGTCGTAGTACTCTTCTTCCTTGTCTTACTCTTTTTATTGTTCATGTCATTGGACTCCGTATCGCCGGGACGATATTTCAAAAACCATTCTTCGTACTCCTTCGACAACTTATCTGACTTCAGTTTTTCGTACATCTCCGCCTTCTCTGTGCGCATGCCTTCCCTTGTCTCCTGGCGCCCATAACAGTTTATACTAAACCGTTTCAATACCCCCTTCTGGTTAAGTCGGTTCTTCTCCTGTACTTCATACAGGAACTTGGCCATACACAACAGGCGATCTAGATTGTAGTACTCTCTCTTGGAGTACAAAAATGCAAGATATAGACTGAGCATAGTATCAATCGTGGCGATACGCACAAGAGCCCCATCAATACGAATATTGTTGTAGTTGTGGCACGCCATGGGCTCGTAAATGAATGCGACAGTGTCCAGGTTGTTCACGATGACCTGGTAATGTGGTGACACAACTTCACCAACTCCATCTTTACGATACACCTTCACTCCCACGACCCCCTCTTCCTCTAGTCGTTCCTTAAGAATAGTCGCCGTCATCTTAGCGTCCTCGGAAAAGACGTCAAAGTCGGGTGTGTTCTCCATCGTCTTCTTCGCATGCGTGGACATATATTTCAAATACGTGGACATGGCGAACCCTCCGAAGAACACTACACCCTCATCAATGAGTGTGTCTCTCACCGTAGCATACAATTTGTTATTATTAATCAACTCCTGTGTGGCAGGCGATAGCTCGCGTTGGAAGTCTGCCTTGTCACAATTCATCTTCTTCAGAGGATGATGTTTGTTCAGTAGAGAGATACGTTTTAACACCTTTTCCCACCGACTAACGTCTCCCTCGGGGCGAGAGAGTTCGAGGTACATGGACATGCGTAGGTAGTTGGGTGGCGTGTAGAGGATGCCTCCGATCTTGCGCGCGTCCTTTTGAAGCGTGTCAAAAATATCTTTGTGTAGATACGTGATGTCCGCCATACCGATGAAATTGACGAATACCTTGTACGTGCCATGGTGCTGCCCCGACTTCGCTTCAACCTCGCTAAATCCCGCATTAAAGAACATGTCCGCTAAATCCTTTGCATCCTTCACAGGGTTCTTGCTGAAAAAATCATAGTCCGCTAAATCAGTATCCTTATTGTAAAACTTATCTTGGTGTGGTAATAATGCGTTGATGGCGGTCCCGCCGTAGCAGATGAGCTTCTTTCGGCGCAGAAACTGTTCTACAATAGAAATCATCTTCTGAACCTCGGGGGAGTTCACTACGCGCTTGGACTGGATCTCGTCCGCCTTGTCCACTGCCGTGCGCAGGATCGCCATTTCGCACTCTTGGAACGACATTTTTGAATCGCAACTGGGGTGACGAAACTTCATTGATATGGGTCTATTCGGTGTATAGTATATAGTGTACGCCGAAAAGAAAAGAAGAGTGTTTATAGGTCATATATTCGAAGAGTAGAGAGAAACAAGGAGATAGGAACCCTAGATAGCGAACTTGGTTCCTGGAGGACCGTCCAGTTTTTTGGGCGCAAAGGACAACGCCTTGTTCTGCTTCTTGGGAATGGGGATACACTTCTGTATGTATCTAAACTTGGCAGGTTTTAGCACAAATGCGTGATTCTCAGTATTGAAGTAGTACGTCTGCTCTTCAAGGTTGACGTCGCTAGTTTGGTAGCGCACAGCAACCATCTGGATTCCTAGGTTCCTACAGAGAGCAGAACTGGGATTAGGGGGGGATAACTCTTTCTCGTTGGGAATACAAATAGTCATATTTCGTTTGTTGTACTCTGTCAGCTCCACTGTATTGGGGTTGTTCACCACCTCGTTCACGGTCAACTGACGCATGAAGATGGATCCACTCGTCATATTAATATACTTGTTCAGAGATGGGACATCAGCAAACGTTCTGTTCTTGTTATTGACAATTACCACTATCTTACCCATCAAGAGCTGGATCGGTACCTTGCCCAGGTTATTGAAATTATTTTCGTTACCGTATTTGTCGGTATCGAGTAGTCGGGTAGCATGCCCCTTAAATATTTTCGCGAGGTTATCGTACATGGGTACATTCTCACTATTGAATCGGATATGAATCACGATAGGATCATCTGGATTTGGCACCGAACCCGCCGAAAAGGCATAGCTTGTCAAAATCGTCATAACGTCACTAAACTTTGTGCTATTAAACGTCTCCTTCACATAGCGGTTATCCACCGTCGACGTGGCGACAATGGGTTCATCACCCATGGAGTATATCGCAAAATCCAGTCCGCGAACACCCTGCTTCAACAGACTCTTTAACGCACAAGTGGATACAACTCCGTTCTTGTAGTCACCTGTACTACAACAGTTGTATGCTGTCTTAATATAGTAGTCATAGAACAGGTATTTTGAGTCTGTGCTTAATGCTGATAACAACGAACCTATTTTACCATTCACAGTTCCGTATAGCGAGTTGAACTCTTTACATGTGGTTTCCTCCATCACGGTCATTTTATGAAAAAACCAAATGAGCCATATACAGATGACTCCCATCACAAATATGAGCATACCGACGATGTACTGTTTTTTCATGTTCTTGATTCCATCCTTCACTGAGTTAAATGCGGCGGCTCCAGCGTCTTTTGATAAGGTTGGTGTTGATGTATCACTCATATTGCAGTTGGTTTGATGCCTGGTAGGATTTACTTACCTGTCTATGGTACAGCGACATTTTTTATTTGACCTTCGACCGAAGGTATGCACGATTGAAGATCGTTTGTCAGTGTAATAACACTTAACTCAATGGCTTAAATATTATATGTATGAGTACAGTAATACAACTCAGACCATGCCAGGAGGTCTCATGCAAATATCAAAACACGGAGACAAGGACGTAATCTTAACAGGAAATCCGAGCAAAACATTTTTCAAAGTGGCATACAGCAAGTATACTAACTTCGCTCTACAACGATTCCGAGTGGACTTTGAGGGCGCACGAACCCTCCGTATGAGTGAAGAGACGAAAATGTCTTTTAAGATTCCACGGTACGCCGACCTGCTCATGGACGCATGCGTATCTGTCACCCTGCCCAACATCTGGTCACCCATCATGCCTCCTAAAACGAACGAGATTGATCCTGCCGCTAATACAGGGGCATGGATACCCTACGAGTTCAAATGGATCGAACATCTAGGCGCCATGATGATCGCAAACATCTCCATCACATGTGGTAACTTCACGATCCAGGAATACAGTGGCGAGTACCTACTAGCCATGGTGCAGCGCGACCTCCCTGCCGACAAACGCGAATTGTTCTACAAAATGTCGGGACACGTACCCGAGAACAACGATCCAGCCAACTCGGGGTCTAGAGTCAATGTGTATCCCAACGCGTTTTATACAGAATCGCCAAACGGTGCTGAGCCATCCATCCGCGGGCGCCAACTACTCATCCCCCTCAACGCATGGTTCTGTCAAAAAACACATAGCGCAGTGCCTTTAGTGAGTCTACAATACAATGAGCTACATGTGCATGTGACATTTCGCCCCATCCAACAACTGTTTAAAATCCGCGACGTACTAGATAGTGAGAATAACTACCCGTACATCGCTCCCAACTTCAATCTACAATATATGCAATTCTACCGATTCCTCCAAACACCGCCAGACGTAGCATTAGAACTGGAATCGTATAACGACCGTCGCACAGGATGGAACGCGGACGTTCACCTCCTCTGCACCTACGGATTCTTGTCAAAGGACGAACAACGCCTATTCGCGACCAAGGAACAGAAGTACCTGATCAAGCAGGTGCGTGAACATACCATAAAAAATGTGGCGGGGACAAAAAAGATTGATTTGGAGACTCATGGACTAACAACAGGATTCATGCTCTCATTTCGTCGCAACGACGTTCATATGCGCAATGAGTGGTCTAATCGCGGCAACTGGCCTTACAACTATATACCCTACGACATCACTCCCGCGCCGACCACGACGACCGCCGAATACACGCCCATCACGCATCCGATTATCCGTATGCATCCTGGCGGCGCCATAGACGAACTACATGTCGGACCAGGAGTGAATGCCAACGGAAAGCAGACGGGTTGGTACGTGACAGGCGACTACAAGATCGCCAACACACGGGATATCATGGAAAGCATGGCTATTCTGTTTGACGGGAACTATCGTGAGAATATTCAACCTGCCGTGGTATTTGAGTACGCAGAGAAGTATGCACGTAACGCAGGGAACACAGAGAATGGACTCTATTGTTACAATTTTTCATTGAATGATGCACCACACACAACACAGCCTAGTGGTGCGGCGAACTTATCGTCATTTGAGACCATTGAGATTGAGATTACCACTATCGCACCACCCCTAGACCCTAACGCACAGACATTGGCAATATGTGATCCAAATACGGGCGCGCTCGTCGCGATAAACAAACCCACTTGGCAGATATACGACTACAACTACGACCTGACAATCTTTGAGGAGAAGTACAACATACTACATTTCGTGTCGGGCAACTGTGGGATATCGTTCATGGCTTAGTTATACGCCGATGAACACCTAAATACATAGACACGCATACCGCGTCTATGTATTGATTGTGTTTGAGACTATGGTCTATCTTTTGACACGTCTGGACTTCCTTGATTTTCTGGACTTCCTTGGTTTTCTAGACTTCCTTGATTTTCTGGACTTCCTAGATTGTACACCGCGTCTTCGTCGAATGGTCTTGTGTCCAGGTCTCCGACGACGACCACCGAAAGTAAGTCCACCCTCTTCCATATGTGTAAACTTGTTTTTATCCGCAATTTCCCTAGCGCTCTTAACTCTTGCTATTTTGTCGGCCTGGGACACCCATTTAGCGGTTTTGTAGTCGAATGTGGTGTCTATGTATTTTTTCTGTTCCTTGTTCTGGGCGATGAGTTCTTGCACATTTTTCTCTTTATCGGCGAAAAGGTCCGAGTTCACGCCATGCGCAGAATCCCCATAGATATGGTTTTCGGGCGGGGGTATATCAAGCATGAGTGTTGGTTTCGTTACATGCGCGAGTGGTGATATGGAACCAGACGCAGTAACCGTCACACTTCGAGGAGACGTGTCGTTATCTATCTTCAGTCTCTTTGCATCAGAGTCAACCACGGACCGATCCTCCATTCTAAAATTCGTTGGTGATCTATTTTCCTCCATTATAGGATATATATATACTAGATGTGTCACTCT